TAGGATCACCGCCTTCCCACTTACCTGTTCCATAATCTCTTAATCCCCAATATGGAGGAGAAGTAATCACACAATCAATAGATTCGTCTGGTATATCCTTGAATTTTTCAAGGAAATCGCCTATTAAGATTTTTCCAGTCGTAATAAACCACCTAAATATTCTGTTACATTCACTGTTACTGCGTTACCAAGTTGACGATACCTTTGCGTGTCACTTACACCACTTGTGAAATTATCAGGAAATCCTTGAAGTCTTTCACACTCTTTTGGTGTTAATCTTCTATATCTGAAATTATCAACATGATAAACACCTGTCTTTGATCCCATACCACCACTATTAGCCCTCAATGTCCTTGCTATACCATCAGTTTCATAAATTCTATAAGTATCATCTACTGAGTTCTTGTGTAGTTTAATCTTTGGTTCTGCTATGATTGGTCTTCCTCCTCCATATCCTTTCCAATATGTCGAAGTGAGGGTTGAAGAATGTTCGTCTTGTGGCAGTTCTTTGGATTGTCCTTGTGATTTAACATTCCCTGAACGGACTTCTCCGATAGGTAGTATTTCTCGTCTACCTGATCCTCTAAGATGTCCGATAATAAATATTCTTTCTCTGTGTTGTGGAACTCTATGATATTTGCTGTCAAGTAATTGCCATTCACAGTCATACCCCAATTTAACAAGCGATTCGATGATGATTCTAAAGGTTCGCCCTTTGTCGTGAGATAATAACCCTTTGACGTTTTCCAACAAGACAGTAGTAGGTTGTTTTTCCCTAATAATCCGAAAGATTTCAAAACAAAGCGTACCTCTTGTATCCTCAAACCCCATTCTTCTACCTGAAATAGAGAACGCTTGGCAAGGAAATCCCGCACAAAGGATGTCAAAGTCTGGTAGTTTTTGTGGGTTGATTTGTCTTGCATCTTTATGTTCTGGTTCGTGTCCAAAGTTTTTTGCATAAATTTGTCTTGCATATTTATCTATCTCGCAACTTCCAACACATTCATGTCCAGCTCTCTCCAAACCCAGCCTAAAACCTCCAATACCAGCGAATAAATCATAAAACTTCATTCCTCAACATCTGAAATGCCTTTGGCGTCTAATATAAATGGTGCGTCTGACTGTGGATGTTCTGGGCTATCAACCATTCTTGCTATTCTTTTTCTACCAGATTTCTTAAAGTATATTCTGTATGTCGCTGCATGACCAACTACATTGCCTCCTATTGGCTTTGTAGGATCACCAAACATTATACTTGGATCAGATTGCACTTGGTTTGTGTAAATGACAGTACAACGGAAATAAAATGATATATTCTTTAGGTGTGTCATTAATCTTGCTATTTGATTTTGTCTGTCAGCTAATGTTCCTCTACCGAGATACTCTTCCCTAAATTGTCCTATTGAACCGTCTATTATGACTATTCTTGGTTTTTTCTCTATTAATACATCAGATAATGCGTTTATAGTTCCCATTAACTGTTCAGTGTTAGGTGTAAAGAAATAGTTTATTTTTTCCAAGTATTTTTCTGCCTCTTCATCATCTTCGACATATCCCTTTGCTTTAAGGATTTCAATAATCCTTGTTGGTCGAAATGTATCTTCACAATCAACCCAAACTACATTTTTTTCTTGCGAAATTGCCTCAGCAGTTATTGAAAGACAGAATTGAGTTTTCCCTGAACCAAACTCTCCATACACTTCGTAGGTACATTCTGGCTTGACACCTCCACTTATTAGATTATCCACCGCCTTACACTGTACTGCTAATGTTGGTATGTTTCTTTGATATTCTAATAACTCTAATGTGGTCATGTCAGTTTTTCTTATAACATCTGCATCTTCAAGTATCTTTTGTGCCTTAAAAACCCAAGTGTCTGCCTTTGTTTTTGCTGTTCCAGTTATCTCTGATATTTCTCTTGCTCCTCTTACACATATGTCTAAGAGTGATGTAACACCAAATTCTTTCAGTTTCGTTGTTGTAACTTTTCCAATACCCTCTATCTGTTCAACTGATAAATCAGTTTCCTTTTTAACTTGTGAATCCATATTTTATCATCTTTCTATATATTCTCTTCTTTCCATTCTCTCTTGGTAATATTGCAAGTATTGTACTACAACATGGACATCTAGGTGTTTCAAGTGTCTTTTTGTCAAACCATATCCTACACACTCTGCATTGTGAATGTGTCATGTATGGTAGTTTCTTTGGTCTTCTTAAAGTCTGTGTAGCCCTTATCCTATCACATATTCCACGACATCTAGCAACCATTATACTATCTTCCTCCAACTTCCATCCTTATTCATTCTTACTACACAATTCTTATCCCAGTTGTCAAACAGTTTCTTTGCTGAGGTTTCATCATATGTTGGTGTTTCTGAAAGTGATTTCATAAAGTCTGTTATAGATACATCTCCATTTGGATCAGATACTTCAGACCAAACACGATTGGCTACCTGTTCTTTTGATTCCTTTCCTGTCATTCCTGACAGTAGTGATTGATTAAACTCTCCTTTCTCCAAGTCAAGACCAAAGTCGCTATACATTTCTATCAATATGTCTTTTACTTGATTTACATCTTCCACATCTGCTTCTGGTTTGAATAAAAGTTTGGCGTGTGCCAATGATAATCTAATCAATGCTTCAAGTTGCCTTGTTCCTATTGCTAATGCTGATTCATCTTCCTTTGATAGCTGTCGCATTTTCTCATATATTTTTAGTATCTCTTTCTTTATCTCTGCTGATAGTTTTGGTTTCTGTTCTCTTACCTGATTAATATAAGCCATTAGTTCTCTTGGTGTTAGAAATATTTCCTGTGGTTTTGCATCATCAGAATATGTGCTGAGTATATGTGTTGCCTTTGCCATGTCATTATTTAAGTCAACCTTGTCCTTGATAAGCCATATCAGATCAAACCTTGACAATAATGCTGGTGGTATGTTAATATTCTCTCCCAAAGATTCACTTGGATCATACTTGCCAAACTTTGGATTTGCTGCTGCGAGTATGCTTGTCTTGGCTGGTAGTGTGAGGTTTACACCTGCAACTGCCCTTGATACTGTCTGCTGTTCCATTGCTTCGTGCATTGAACTTCTGTCAAGCCTACCCATTTTATCAAACTCATCAATAAATGCAAAGCCATGATTACATAGAGGTAATACTCCTGCCTGTGCTACCATAGTTCCATCTGCTAATTTGACCATGCCTATTGTTAATCCAGCAGCACTCGTTCCCTTACCATTGGTATAGATTGAGGTTTGTGTTATTTTCTTGCCAAATTTTAACAGTTCTGACTTTGCCATACTTGGATCTCCTACCAAGAGGATGTTAATGTCTCCCCTTCTCTTACCATTAACACCTCCTGCTAACTGTAATAATAATGACTTCTTTATGCCTGTATATCCAAAAATATGTGGTGCGTAACTTTCTGTTATATTCTTAAAGAATTCTGGTTTCTTTGCTTCCTCTTTCAGTTTCTCCAACTCTTCTTTAGTAGGCTTTACGAGTTTAACATCACCTAAATCCTCCAAGTATGCTACATCAATGATAATATTATGTTCTGTCTTCTTTGGATCAAATACAGTCTTAAAGAACCCTGTTACCCTCTTCTTCTGACCTACTGCCACTGTTCTTACATGGTTTCCCTTTATCTTACCTACAAACATGACTGGCGAGTTATGTCTTGCTTCTTCTAGTGGTTCTTGCAGAAATACTGTCTGTATATATTCAGTTACTAATGTGTCTGGGTCTGGTATTAGTTTGCTATCCCTACAAGCTGGGTTTGCACATACTTCTAATGGTATGTTTCTATTTTGGTCACAGGTAACTGAGAAACCATATCCACACTTCGGACATACCAACTTACACTCTTTAACATATGTCTTTGCAACATCTGAAGCAAGAATAGTACATTCAAAACTAACAACTGTATTCTCATGTTTGGTTGCTGTAATATCGTGCATGGATATTTTATCTTGTTCCAATTTAATTCTAAGATCTTGGAAAGTGCTTGGTACATCAATATCAATATACTTTTGTTTCATAATAGAAAAGATGGAATCTTTTACAATGTCCTCAAACTGTGTATATCCTGACTCATGGTATATCTCAGAAAACTCTTTTAATCTTGGGTCTAATGTGAATGTGCTTGTTGGTGTAAGACCATCAATAATGTTTGTCCATTTTACAGCTTGTAATACCTCTGTAAGTTCATCTGTCATTCTGCTCACTGTTCTCATATCTTTTTCATCACCTGTGTTTTTATTATATTACCTAACTGTGTATGCCTTTGTTGTAGTTTTATAAACTCTTCTGCTGACATATTTTTTATTTCAGATTTCCAACTTTCAATATTGGAATAGTAATTTGGTACTTCTCCGTAGACATCAATGGGTTCATTATGTGTATCAATATAGTGCTTTGCTGCAATCGCTAGAAATAAACTGAATGAAATACCGTTTGGTCTTATCTTATCAAATTCTGTATAAACTTCTTTCGCAAATTTACCAACAGAAATACATTTAATTTTATCATTTAGTTGCATAGGTATTATGGATCATGCCATAATATAAACGTTATTTAATATAAGACAGTGGTTGTGCAATTATGATCTTTGATTCAACACCGAGTTTGGTCATATCATCTGCAATTTTTATCGCTTTCTCAACTTGAAACATAGCTTTCAATTCTTTTCCCTCTTTGTTTTGCCAGATAAGATAAGCGAACATGGAGGGGTTTAGAACTGATGCCAATATAAAGATACCTCAATATAATTTATTTATAAAAATAATATATTGGTGCGTGTCCACACCTACATGATTTTTGTGTTACTCTTCCTTGATCTTTCATAGTCATTATATTCTCACTCACTCTTCTTCTTTCTTTTATATTCAATTTGATACATATCTCATGGTTTGTAAGACCATTCTTTTCTCCTTTTAATGTTTCAATAATTCTATCATAATATGTTGGCTTTATTACTAACTCAGGGAGGTGTCCTGCTTCAACAGTTATCTTCTTCAAAAATGCCTCACCAATGGTTTGATTTCCATCTCTGCTATGTGTTTCTGAATTACTATCTCTCCGTTAGGTTCTACAATTATCTCTACCATTCCTACGTCAGGTGTTGTTCCAGCCAATCCACTTCTAAATAGGTGGGCATCAGGAAACTTCCAAGCTGGTGTGGTAAGACCATGAGTATGAGTAAATTCCACATGGACAAAGTAATGAACATGACTTCTCACGATGACATCTGCTTTACCCATTTTGTCTTTCTCGAATACCATACCAGCCATCTCTCTTGCGAGAGCTGTTGTCCTGTATGCTGCCCACTTGTTAAATCCTATATGATGTGTAAAATTAAATACCTTTCCATACATTTCTATCAAGGCATAGTAATCTGTCAACCCCTCTCCACCATATGCCCTGTATTTCTCTGCTCCCATTTGTTTTGCTATTATCTCTTCAAAATTAGTGCCATCTAACTGAACATGGTATCCTGATCCTCTTACAAATATTAGATTCTCATATGGTATATCCATTAGTAATTTTGAGGCATCGGTTAGTTGATCTTGAAAGTTTGTTGTCCAACTCTGTTGTCCTACCTGTCTTTTGTTTGCTCCGTCACATGGTTCTCCATTCACAACAAGCAGTGTAGGTTTCTGTTCCAAATCATCTATGCAATTATACCATGCTTCGTTTAATGCTAACTGTAATTTGTTTGGAAGATGTGTTGTACCTAACTCAGTAATTACTGGTTCTGTTGAGCATATAGATGTTGCACTTCCAACGTGCATATCAGAAGCAACAACTATTGATTTTGATTTGCTCATTATAATTCACTTAACCTTTCTTAATATAAACCTTGTTATTGATCTCCACTACCATA